ACCCGCAAAGGAGCGACGGTGTCGCCCGAGACGCTTGTCGGACTGGTCAAGAAGGCCACCGGCGTCGTCACGTACGAGAGCGTCGCTTCCCGCAAGAGCGTGACGGCGCACTTCCTGTTGATGGATACCGGGCAAGCTGTTCTCAATCGCCACGTTTTGCGTGACGCTGATGGTTGTGCTGTGTTCCGCATTGGCACTCACGAGTTCGTGCTTGGTTCTGAGGCTTTGAGGTCGTGTGTTGCGATCGGTCTCGACATCGTGGCCATCTCGGTTCCCCCTTTCGTGCGAACGCGGACGAATTTGTGGGACTTCGTCCCTTCTGTGGCCCCCGCTGAGGGCACGGCATGGCCGTCGCTGTACGCTGGTAAGGGCGTCGGCGAGGCCCTGGGAGTCGTCGTCCGTTTGTCTGGTGCCACCACGGCGCTGGGCACTCTGGGTGGCTGTTACCTCCAGTACATGACCGAGACTTTTCCTGGAGATTGTGGGCATGCGTACGTGGCCCGTGTTGGTCGCATGGGTTGCGCACTCCTTGGAGTCCACTTCCTGGGACACACCTCGACGACCGGTAGACGTACCGGCGTCGCGGAGTTGTTGACTTCCAACTTCGAGTTCCGCCGCGACAGCATTCCCGTTCCTCGCGACGGGTACGCTCGTTTGGCCGTTGACTACGGCGCGAATGGTCTGGGTCTCGTGCCCGACTTTCGGTTCGTCCGCGGTCAGTTCAAACCGCACCACTACGCGAATCCGAAACATCGTGCGAAACACTTCGGGCCTTTCCCCCCGTGCTTTCGGCCTGTGGGGTACCTGGACTGTCCGACGAGTCGCCCCCGCACGAAGTTCACCACGTCACCGTTGTTCGGCGCCGTGCCCCCCACGGACAAGGTTCCTCCGGACCTGGCCACGCACCGACAGCCGTACTACAACCCGTACTCAGCGGGCATCGAGTCGGTGATCGAGTGTTTGGACGCGACCAAGGAAGATGTTGATTGGCGCCCGTACGCTGCGGACCTTGCTGAGGAGCTTGCGACGGTGCTGCCGTTGCGTGCGTGTTTGCCTCTGTCCGAGGAGGAGTCGCTTAACGGTCTTGACGGCGTCAAGTTCGTGAACGGTGTCGATTGTTCTACGAGCTGTGGTTTCCCGGTTTGCCGGCCCAAGACGGAGTACATCACCATGGACGAAGATGGTGTCAAGGCGTACACCCCCGTTTACCGGCGCCACGTTCAGGCCGTCGCGCGAGCGATCGGTCACGGCTACAACCCGTGTTGTCTCGGTCAGTGGACCCTCAAGGACGAGCTCAAGAAGGAGACCAAAGATCCGCGCGTTTTCAGCGTGCAGGTGGCCGCTTTCAATGATCTCATGCGCAGGATCTTGTTGCCGTTGATTCGCCTCATCCAACTCAACCCGCTCGAAACCGGCATTTCCGTCGGCGTCAACGCGCAGAGTCACATGTGGGGCCAGATCTACGCCAAGCACGTTGGGCGTCCGAAACTTGCGTGGGACTACAAGTCGTTCGATAAGAGTCATTCGGCGAGTGTCATGTCACACGCTCTGTCGGTGTTGCTCGTTTTGTGCAAGCGCATCCTGCCGGCCGATGCCGTGGTGGAAGGCGTTCCGTGGGAGCCATTGTTGAGGAATGGTCTCGCCATCATGGCTCGTCCCTCTTTTCTCATCGAGGGCGTGCTGTACGAGTCGGACGGGTGTTTCGGATCTGGTTTGTGCATCACCACGATCGGCAATTCGCTGATTCAGAAGATGTACCACCAGTTCTGCTGGAATCACGTGTATCCCCGCGGGGCCCCACGTGGTTCTTGGCGCGAACGAGTGAGGTGTTTCCGTGCAGACGTGTATGGAGACGACGGCATCGGGTCCTCCACGGACCCCGCATTTGGTTTCCAGGCCATGCGTGCCGCGTTGTCGCGGGTTGGCGTTCGCGTCACGCCTGCAGACAAGAGCGACCCACTTACGGCCGAAGATTTCGTTGACGATGGTACGAATTTGGTCGGGCCCATTCCCGGGTGGGATTTCCTCAAGCGTGCATTCGTGGTCGTTGATGAAGACGACACGTTTGTGCAGTGTGGCGATCATGCCAAGGCGTTGAGTGTTCGTCACACGCTCGCGCCCCTCGCTATGGCTTCCGTGGTCAAGTCGCTGAACTACTGGCGTCTACCCAACACCGCGTCGCCGTGCAACCACCTTTCCGAGATTCTCATGTCCGCGGCCATCAATCTGTCAGACAGTTACCCGGACGTCGAGGCTCGGGACTTGTGGGACACCATCACGCGGGAGAGTCGCGCTCTGTACCCCGACCACCCCATCATCGGGGACACTGGCACGCTGTGGTGCACCCTTCGGGAGCACTGCGAGCGGGCTGAGCGCCAGGCCATCATGAAACCGTCGGGATGTGTTCCGTCAAACCATTCCTGGTGGTCCATTTTGAAGGCTGACACGCCTTACGATGCGTTTCTCTCCGTCATGGAGCGTACGCAGCGTTAAAGTTGCTCTGGGCCCTGAGAAGTGAGGGCCAAATGCGGGCTTAGCCCGCGTGAAAATACCTATTTAATTTATCTGTTTATTTATCATGAATACTGTATCGTCTCAAACGCCCCCCGCTGAGGGAGGGCCTGACGAAATTGTCATTCCCATGGATGAGTCTGCTGAAGCAGTCCCCCGACCGCCTGAGAACGTGGCCATTGTCGACTTCGTGTCGCCGGCTCCGTCCGACGTGGCGGCCATCAACAACACCGCCGTACTCGCGACGGCGCCCCCGGCGCAATCGGACGCCGACCTTCGTGCTTTCTTCGCGCGGCCTGTCGAGATCTACGACGGTACGTGGTCTGACGGCGGCACGATCAACACCCACATCGATCCGTGGTCTCTCTTCCTCAACGACACTGCCGTTTCGTCGAAGTTGGATGGCTACAAGTACTTGCGAGGTAATTTGAAGCTCCAAGTCATGATCAACGGTACCCCCTTCCACTACGGACGGATTCTGGTGTCGTACGAGCCTACCGTTTACGGCGGGCTGCGGAGCTACGATGGCGATTTTCGCCAACATTCGTGTCTTCCGCATGTTATGATCGATCCCACAACCAACACTGTTGGACATCTTACGGCGCCGTTCATTTCTCCCTTTGAGTGGATTACCGTTTGTGCTGGCAGCGTGTCCGACGCCAAGTACTCTGCGCCGAATCAGCTCGGTAAGCTCAATCTCGACACGCTTGTGCCCCTGTCGTTTGCGAACTCTGGAGTTGTGCCCGACGTCAAGTTACACGTGTTGGCGTGGATGGAAGACGTTGAGTTGTCCTATCCCACCAACCTCGATTATGCTTCGTGGACGCCCCAGGCGGACGAGTACGAGGTGTCCGAGCCGAATTCCGGCCCGATTTCGCGACCGCTCACCACGCTCGCCGACTTCGCCACTTACTTGGGCGAGGCGCCCATCGTTGGGCCGTGGGCGCGCGCTACCGAGATGGCTGCCCGTGGTGGAGCCAAGCTTGCGGCGCTGTTCGGATTTTCCAAGCCGCGCATTTTGAAGGCGCCGAATGAGGTGGTGCCGTCCAAGTACGGTAATATGGCGAACGTGGACGCCGCCGATTCCGCCATCAGCTTTACACTCGGCGCTAAGACTGAAGTGAGCATCGACCCCAAGCTCACCGGCCATTCCATCGACCACGACGAGTTGGCTTTGGCTAGCTTCGTCAATCGGTGGACGGTCGCACCGACCACGTACCCCTACGCGGTCGGCTTCTCCGGCGATATTCTGAGTCTGGACGTCTCGCCGGCCGTCGGAAGAGTCGACACGGCGGCCCTAACCGAGATGACTTCGCTCGACTTCGGTTCCCGCCCTTTTCGGAGCTGGCGAGGTGGCATCGAGTTCGAGTTCACCATCGTGTGCAGCCGGTACCATCGCGGGCGTCTTCGCATTTCCTACGAACCCGACTCCGACGCGCCTGCACTGGCCAACAACGTGTACAATCGCAATTATTCTCGCGTGGTGGATATTAGCGACACTACCGTGTTCTGCGTTACGGTGCCGTACTTCGCGCGGACGGGGTACAAGGTCATCCCGGACGTCACCAGTCCCTATACCGGTTACAACGGGCGGATCACCATTTCTACGCTCAACGAGCTTACCGCGCCCCTCAGTACTGCCGACGCCACCATTTTCTACAGGGTCCGTGGTGCGAGCGACTTTCAGGTCGCCGACCCCGGAAACGTCGACATCGGCATCCTCACGGCGTACGACGCGCAGTCGGATGAGCGTGACTTGCACGTGCCCGGTGAGTTTTCGTTGCAGGCCGACGTGGAGTTATCGGAGGCAGCGGAACGAGAGTGCGTGGACGTTACTATGTTCGAAGCTCCCACGCATCCTCTTGTCGACGCCATTTACTTCGGTGATCCCGTGCGCTCATTTCGTGCCTTGCTGAAGAGGTACGAACTGTACACGCGGGTCAACAACTACCTTTCCATTCCTGCCACGTCGACCGCTTCGTTCTCCGCTGAGGTCAACGGTTTCCCTACACCGCGACGGGATGCCGGTCTTGGAGGCAACGGCATGTACCAGGACAATTCGACTCCGGCTCGATACACCCTCATGAACTACCTTGCTGCGTCCTTTTTGGGCGTGCGAGGAAGCACGCGATGGTGTCTTGTCGACTCGGAACGATCTGTGCGCGGTGTCGACTACGGGGTGGCGCGCACCGAGTCAACCGACCCGTTCCTCACGAGGCTGTCCCACTCCACCATTGGAGCGTGGTTTCACCAGACGTTGAGTTTGGCGGCTCAGCCCGCTGTGCCCTACGCGTCGGGGAGTTTCTCCGACTTGGTCGCCACTCAACAGTCGTCCATTTCAGGGAGTCAAGTGTTCCCGTCGCGGTCCAATGGGCTTCGCGGTGTGCATGTCGAAGTGCCGTACTACAACAGTCTGCGCTTTCGCACCGTCCCCGTGAACAACAGCAACCCTGTCGTCAACTCCGATCTCGGCGTTTGGCAGGGTTTTCAGGTCACTCGACAGTTCTCTAATCCCGGCTCGGTTGCCGCTGGACAGTCGGCCGGTTACGATTTGTTCGTGGCCGCCGGCGAGGACTACTCCAACATTTTCTACAAAGGACCTCCCAGGATGTGGTACTTGTACAGTCTTGGGGGCTACGGCGCTTACAACGCTGCCGGGCCCTCCACGGGTCAGAGCGGTCTCCGCGGCATAGTTGGGGACAACTAGCCGGAATCTTCGTATGCGGATTTAAAACAGCATACCTCTTTCCATACTACACCTTAACGACTGAGTTTTTCCCCAAGGGGTTTCACGTTGTGATAGAACGTCTTTTAATAGGCGCT